TTACCATATCTCCTTCTTTCTGTATAAGAAGAAGCTCTATTTCATCAGCTAAAGGCTTACCTTGAACTTCGCAAATAAATCCAACATTTTTTTCATGGCATTCTTGTAAATAAGGCATAAAGTTTGAAAAATTACATTTCAAACACCTAAACACATCTACAAAAGATTCTGCGGCAATTTCGAATTCTTTTCCAAATAGAGCACCCATTTCTCCCTCTAAGTATACTTTACGAGTTGTCATCATATCTATAAACTCCTACAATATGCTTTATCCATAAAGGGTATAATGACTCTCTACAGGATAATCTATTTACTGCGTGATGAAAAAATACATCATTTCCTAAATATACCCCACAATGGTTAGGTACATCTGCTTCTATTTGAAAAATTAAAACATCATTTTTTTGAGGAGTATCTACTTTTACATGATTCCAGTTTTTGATGTTTTCTTCATTAAAATAATCTAGCCCTTTATCCCACCAATCATCTTCAAAAAGATCTCTTGGGGGAATACTAATTCCTTCGTTTGCTAGCCAATCTCTCATTGCTTCAAAGCAGTCTTGAACTCCAAAAGCATACTCTCTGCCAAGCAAAGGATTTACATTTACTTTAGGCTCTAATATATTTAGTTCCATTTCTGGGTAACTAAAAATATAATAAGGTATTCCTACTGCATTACAGTTGTTTTTATCACTTTCGCTAGGCTCATTTGTTCCGTCAGGATGATTGTGAACTATTCCTATAATATCCATAATAGATTTATACTTCATGTAGTCTTGCGAACACATGATAAAATCTGTATCTTCTTCTGCTACATTTTTACAGGGATAGTATTTCTTTTTTCCTTTTACTATACCTATTACACCACAGGCTTCTCTGGGGTATTGCTCTTCAAAATGATGTGTAATTTGTTCTATCACTTAAACTTTCTCGAACCTGGGAATCCTCCAAATGGAAGACTTATTGAAGTATTTAAATTAGTATCGCTATTATTACCTTGGAATCTAAGTTTACAACCAGTAAGAGTTTTTGAGCACACGTCTAATCTTTTCCAATAACTCTTATTTGTACTAGGATTTTTATTTGCGGGCACTGCTCTTACTGCCTCCCATATCTCTGTATGGCCTGCTATGATTGTTTTAACTTTAGAATTTATAGTGTATTCACTTGAACTGTTCCAAGTTGGAATAGAACTAATATTTTTTGTAATTAAATTATCTGTTTCGTCAAAAAATCTACCATTGCCATTCAAAGGCCAGTTACACCCACCTTCGTTACTTAGAGTTCCTCCTTGATATCTCCACACACAGTACCTTCCAATAACGACTCTTCCAGGAACTTTAACACCCTCAACATCCATAGGGCTTGCTAACTCAAACTCTACCATTATATTATCTTCCGAAGCGACTCTATCAATAATATAAGATTGTGTGGGAAACTCAACAGGAGGAGAGCTGGGATTTGAATCACCAGAATTATATGTATTTGATAGCAAAGTGCGTCTATAATCTATACGAGTATTTAAGAGGTCTTCATTTTTTTGCAGTCCTTCGTCAACTAGTATTGAAAATAAAGTGTCTTCATCACTTGATATAGTTCGAGTAAGAGTAGGGATATTTGCAATCCTTAATGAAGGTCGAGGGCTTACACCTGCTCCGTTTAATTCTACTCCGTCTATCATAATAGGAACAGCAAAATATTCTTTTAAAGGGTATGACCCTCCTGATATAGTTTTTTCAGGAAAATAAATACTTGTATTTCCTTCCTCTAGGCCATTAACTAAATATACCTTTGTACCGCTTGGAAGAGTTACATCAAATAACTCAACATAAGAGTCTGCTATTTCTTGTAACTGTACTGTATCTATTAAAGTTGTCATAATTAAGGCTCGTAAACTCTTCTTAATGCACACGATAGGCTATGATTTGTTGTCTGCCCGTAGCTTATATTGTAGTCATCGCATACTACTTTAATAGTGCTTGTAGTAAGAGCTCCACTACTAAACTTATCTGTAATTACAAAATTAAAATTCTTTCCCGCTTTAATATCAAAGAATCCCGCGATAAGATTAATATCTTCTGATTCTCTATTTTGAAAAGAAAGATTAAACTGGTCTTCCTTAGTATTTATTCCATCTAAAACTCGTTGCTCATACCCGTCTCCAAATTTTGCAGTGAGAACATTATGTTTAGAAGATCTACTCAGCCCTCGATCTGGCACTGCTTCGAAAGCACTATTTGTTCCCTGAGACTGTCCCTTAATAGTATCTACATCTCCTGCAGATATTGTAAAACTAAACGTTGCCATTATGCTACTCCATGCTTATTTAGAATACCGCCTGCTCGTTTCTGATTGTGAAGCTCTTTTTGTACTGCGGCAGCAATAATTTGTCCAAGATTTTCGCCCATTGCTCCATTTGAAGAAGACTGAGTTTGTCCATCAGTAGATACATTTACGGTAACATTATTTACGCTTTGGCCCCCATTTTTCATTTCAACAGGGATAGAGTTACCATTTGGTAAGGGAACTACAGCTTCTGTACCATGAAGAATTGCGGGGTATCCTGCTTCGCGACCTCTAGCTATACCACCTACAGAATAAGATTCAAACATTCCTCCGCGTCTTGCTACAGGGGCAGGCACAGGCAGTGCAGCACCCGAGCCAGGTAAAATCATATTCATTGCAGCCATTATAGCTTTTTGAACTAAAAGCTTTGCTATCATTTTTGCTATATCTGCAAGAATTGCCTTTGCCATATCCCCAAAAGCTTGTTTTGCACTTTTTGTTCCTTGTATTAAGGAGTCGAATGCAGACACCATATTATTTGTCAAACTATTTCCTGCTGCATTCGCAAGTTGATTTACATCATTTAAATCTTTTTTTGCATCTTTTAACCCTTCAAGTTTTTCTTTTAAGCTACCGATCTTTGCTGCTGAAGCGTTTTCTACATTTTGTAGCGCAGTTCCTTCTGCAGTAGTAAGCTCTGTCGCCAGCTCTCTCAGCTTAGCTGCACCTTTTTTATCGCTGCCTTCAACTTTTGATGCTTCTGCTTCAAGCTGTGCTCGCAGTAATGCATATTCAGCACTAATCATAGCTTTTTTCATGTCATTAATTTTTACTTGTGTTTCTTCTTCAAATTTAATTTGGGCCTGTAGTGCTGCAATTTCTTGGTCAAGCTTCATTTTACCTTCATCAACAAATTCGAAGAAAGGATTTCTTTCTGCTTCTCTAATTTTTGCAGAGTCTTGAGTTGCTTGCTCTTGTTGCTGTATTCTAAATTGCTCTCTTTGTACTGCTAGAATTTTTTCTCGAAGTTTTGCTTCTCTTTGTTTTTCTTTGAAAGTTGCTTGAGCAATTCTTAGCGTATCATTTTCAATATTTTTCTTTTCGTCTGCGAGTGCATTTCCTTCTTTGTCAAGTTGATCTATCAGTTCCTTCACGCCTTTTACGTGCCGAAAGTTTTCCAATAGTTCTATTACTGCGGTATTTTGAGTTATTTTTAATTGAACTGCTTCTGCTTCTAGATCACGAAGCTCTTTTGCGAGTACGGTGTTTTGTCCTGCAAATTGAACAATTTCTTGTTGCTTTTCTTTATTTTCTTTTAGATCTGCGTTTAACTCGGCTGTTAGTCTATCTGCTTCTGCTGCGGTGTTTCTAAACGCGCCCATTGCTGCTGTAAGAGCTGTAGCTTCCATTTGTGAATCGCTTAATTGAGAATTCATATCTAAACGATTAAATGTTTCTGCGTAAACTGCAGTATTCTTTAACTGCTCTGCAATCTCTTTTGCGCCTTTTCCGCCTTCCTGCATAAAGGCTCCATCTTCTCCAAAAAGAGTTATGCCTTCTTCTGGTATAGTAGATGCTATTGTGCTGAAGACGCCGAATAATGCTTCAGTACTGTCTTTTAGCCGAGTAAACTTTGTATCTGATTTGTCTAATAAACTCGTTAATTCACTATTTACTTCTGTCAAACGTGGAGCAAAATCTGCAAAAGAGTTTACAAACCTTTGATTAGGTTCTATAGCCTTGTTGATAGCTGCTACATAGGCTGCAACTTCTTGTTCTGATAAAAAAGTAGCATCCTTAGAGTTTAACTCGTTTATAATCCTATCTAATTCAGTTAAAGCTGCTCCTTGCTCTTTAAAAATTCCTGAAGCAGCTAATTGCTCTCTTCCTGACGCAGCCACAGTGATAAGATCCTCTAAAGGTACTTGTATAGGCTCTTTAGCAGCAGCCGTCAGAGCCTCTTTTGCTAGCTGTTTCATTCTTTTAACTATGTCTCTTTCTGAAATTAATGCTGTTTTTCCTCTTTCTGCTTGCAAAGATTTTAGTGCAGTATCTCTAGCTGCCATGTAGTCCCCCGAAAAAAACCGTGCGAAATCTTCTCGTGAAGCTGTTCTAACAGCATCTTGCTCTGCTTGTAAAGATTCTCCTCGAAGTTTTCTTTGTATTGTGATTAGTCCTTGAATTGCAGAGCTTACTTGTTGTACAATTCCGCTTTGTCCTTTTAGACGAGCAAAAGTTGCTTCTGTAGCAGTGCCTGAGCTAAGCATTGCAATCTGTACTTCTACTGCAGAAACTTGAATTTGAGCTAAATTATCTAAAATTTCATTCGTAGCTTTTTTAGTTTCTGAAACTTCAAAAGGATTACCAAACAATGCAGTCAATGTTTCCCAAGCTAAAGTTCCAAAAAATAAAATTTGACCCAATATAGGAATTGCATTTAGTAATGCTGTTCCAAAGAGTCGAGCAGCTGCGCCGCCCACCTTGAATGCTGCCCCAAGTTTCCCTATAGCGCCGGAAGCTTTACCTACTTCTCCGGCCATACGCGCAGAGGCAGCTCCTGCAATTTTAAATTGATCGCCCAAAGAGGCTCCTTCCATAAGTTTAAAAGCAGCTGCTTCTTTTCTTCCTATTCTACTTTTTGTTCCTATGTTTGCTGCAGTTCTTTTAGCTCCACTAACTCCAGAACCTGCCCCTATGCCTGAACTTTCTAGTTGTCTTAGTTTTGCAACTTCTATCTGCAATTGTTTAATTTGTGCAAGCTCTGCTTGTTTTTCTCGTATTAAAACTTGGTGTGCAGCCTTTTGGCTTCCCCGCAAAGATTTCTCTTCTGCTTTTAAAGTAGTTAAATTTTGTAATCTTCTTTTTGCCGATAAGTTTAAAGACTTTTCTGCTGTTTTTAATTGAGCAGCATTTGCGGCTCCTTTTCGTATAGAATCTTCTACATCCTTAAAGCCTTTTGGCGCGAACTCAACTTTTTTTAATTTTTTTGAAGCAACTTCAAAGTTTGATTGTATTTTTGAAGCAGCTATTCTAGCTTGTTTAGCTAAACCAGAAAACTCTGTTCTTGTTCTTTTTCCAAGATCTGATAAAGCAGGAGTTAACTGGCTGACTATTGTACTTGCAAAAATAGCTAAAACACCAACAAGAGCCATTGGTTTTTCTGATAAAAACTCTACAATAGGAATTAGTCCTCTGTTTAAAAACTCAAATACTGATTTAAGTAAATTGGAAAAAGTTGAAGCTAGCTTGTCAAAAGGGTTAGCATCAATAGATGCAGCAGCATCACCAAATTTCTTTAATCCTTGCTCTAGTACAGCATTTGCAAACGCTTGTTGTCTTTCAAATTGAGTAAGTTGATTTGCATTTTTACCTAAACTTGCTGCATAGTTTCGAGTTGCATCATCTAAGCGTACAATAATTCCTAGTTCGTCTAATATTTCTGGCTCTAGTTTTGCAGTACCTCTAACTAATCTATCTAAAGCATCAGGCAGCTCTCTGCCTAAAGAAATAGATGCTCCTTTTGCGATAGTTGTAAGTCCTTCTAGCTGAGATGCAGAAAATCCTTGTGCAGTGCCTACTGCTACTGTTCGTAGCGCTTGCTCACTATCAATTGCTGCTCCAGTAATATCTTTGAGGCCCTCTGCAACTAATGCAAGGTTTCTTCCTGCAGTATTACCTAGACTTATTAAAGAACTTTCCAGCTGCTCTACTTGGGCGGCGCGTCTAAAAGCATTAAAAGCAGCAGTTACAGCAAATATATTTGCAGCCAAAGTTGCATACGCGGGTACTAAGCTCCCTCCGATACCTTGAGCCATCTTTGAGAAATTTTTTGTAGCATTTGCAGACTGCTGAGAAGCACCTTTAAAGTTTCTATCTACGGTTCCCGTACTTTTTGCTGTACTTTTATTTGCTTTATCTACGTTGTTTAAAGCTGTGCGAAGCTTTTTTGCGGAGACAGTAGCTTTCTCCATCTTGCCATTAACTTCAATATCTATTTGTATTTTTTTAGCCATTAGCCTTGCACATTATGGGTGTATGATTTTCCACCGCTTGTTTTAGATCTCTGCTCTGCTTGTTTTCTTTTTCGGTCTGCTTTTTGCGCTCGATCTTCTACTAAAATATTTTCATACATTTTCATAATGTATAAAATTGTTCTAGGATTTTCTACTTCGTACAACTTAAAGAAGTAATTTATTCCGTCCCAATACTTTCCCATATATGTTCCGCTCATACCTTCCCAATGATCTGGTAATAAGCTAAACATAAAAAATGCCACTTGAACTTCTTCGGGAAAATCCGAAAGCTCGAGCGGCATTTTGGCAGGGTCTGGTTCTTGTCCTAATTGTTCACAGAGCATTAAATACTTCTTTACATCGAAGTTAGACTCTGCTTCTTTTACATAACGAGCTAGAAGAGATTTTATCTCTTCTATTTGTTCCCAGTAAAATTTTCGAGGTCACCTACTGTTTCAGTAACCCAACTATCAAATACATTAGAGTTCTTCATAAGAAGCTCTGCATTTTCTTGTGTATAGGGAAGCTCATCTTCAGGATCATAGGCCGAGACATCTACCAAAAGAAGCTCTTCTAGGTATGAAAACTTCAAGCCAGACCATGTTTTAATAACTGCTTTACTATACTCAACTAAAAACTTTTCTTCGTCTAATATTTCTTCAGGTTGACGAGTTTTTTTGTCAAACTTTGTGCTAACACATTTTTTACGTAATTTTAACAGCTCTTCTCGAGCCAAGTAGCAGAGAGAAACTTTCATCCCAGAATATCCTGGAAAGTCAATTGAAACTGTTTTGCTAGGAGTCATAAGACTCGCTAAAGAAATAGGTGAATCGCTCATTTTGTGTCCTTTAAGAGTGTAAATTTATATCTTGTAATTATAGGTGAAAGGAGGTGAGATGTCAAGATTTATTTTTTGTAGGAGTAAAGAAAAGGGGCCGAAGCCCCTTAATAAATCATTATTTTTATTATGCTGGGTTAGCACCCGCAAATTTAACAGTTACTTCATCAGTTCCGCCAATTGTAGAAGGCAGAGCCTGGAACGTCGTCTCGAGTGAAATTACATCTTCTACACCGTGTGCAGGAATTTCAAAGTGAGCTGTTGGGAAGTTAAATTGATATACAGGAACAGTAGAGCTAGTAGCAACTCCACCTAATTTAAATGTAAGATCAAAAGAGTTTACAACTTTACTACGTGCTGCTGTAGATGTTAGATCATTAAAGAAGTCTGTAGAAGTACCTGTATTAGTACCAGAATCAAGACCTAAATAACAACTGAATGCGCCACTAACAGAGCGGGCACCAGTAACGTGACCAATTGGCAGGTTTACTGAACCTAGAGTTTCTGGAGTAAGGAATGAAATATTATTTGAAATAGTAATATTTCCGCCTATAAGCGTTAGCGTATAGACACCGCTACCAGAACCTGGGAATGTAGTTGTATCCCCTGCAGTAATTGCTAATTGAGTTAATCGGTTACGAATAAAGTTATTTGTAGCAGCAATTCCTTCAAATACTGTACGTGTAGGCTTTGAAGCCTCTGTAAGGGTTCTACCAAAACCTGACCAAGCAATTGTAGCAATACCGTCTACATCAAAATCAATTGATGCTTCGTTTACTACTGCTTCGTCACACTTGTACACAACAGGATTTGAACCGCCATCATCAAGCGAGAAATAAATGTTGCAAGTTCCAAGAGTTGCTTTATTTGATCCTGAAAAAGACAAAGAAGTTAACCCAGTGCCTGCAGTAGTGTTGGGTGATGCTGTAGAACTAAATGTGAATCCTGAAAGAGCTGTTGCCTGAGAGGCGCCTGGAGCAGTATAAGTACCAGGACCTGCCATCAAAGCCCATAGAACTTCCTCTACTGCGTGGTGCTTATCAGTACCATCTTTTTCTGCATTACCTGCTGCATTGCTGCCTTCTGAAAGGAAAGGACGAGCATAAGTGCTAAAAGACCACTCAACAGGAGCCAAGGAGTCGTTAAATACTTTTCGTCCGCGCTTACTCGTGCCTGCGGTATCTTCCATCTCTGAAAGAGTAACCTCAGTTGAGTTATTTGCTTGTGAGAAGCTAAAGCCATCTAGTACAGGAATCTCCCATACATTAGACCCGATCTCAATATACATTTTACTGTCTCTACTGAAATATAAAGTATCGACTGCCATAGTTTATCTCCTATGTAACTTGAAAAGACTTGGACGTGAACATTTGTTCGTGCCAGTATTTTCTAATAACGAACCTCTATTTCGATTTCACCGACTCCTAGAGGATCGAGCACACCTTCATCAGTAACAATACTAACAACGGTAATTTGTTGAGCATTATACTCATTATTCATTGCATCATAATACTTTAGCCTTGAGTTATCTTCGACAACTGTTTCAACATCCTCCATTAAAAGATTTAAAGCTTCTGTAGAGTCAGTGTCGTCAGAAACATAGCATCGTATTGTAATACTTAAATATCTATCTTTATACCCACCTGCTTGGTAATCTCTAGTTTCTGTTCCAGCATTTAAATGAATTGCTGGAAAATCTTGAACTTCATCCCAAAATTTTAAGCGAGTTTCTACATTATTTGCGACATCTGTTAAAAAAGCGCCAGAGCCGTCAATATCTTTCAGTTTTGTTGCAAGAGCATTTAATATATTGGATCGTCTTGATGTATAATCTCTATTTGCCATTACACTCTCCTAGTGTAGAAACGTCCAATTGCAAACTCTGCCGCAACTTCTCTAATTGATTTATCAATCAACCTTCTTGGATCAAGCTCTGAGCTTCCTTGCCTATAGCCGGGCTCAAAAGTTTGATACGGATTCTTCATGTATCTATATCCAATGCTTGGGTAACCCTTCGGAGTTTTAGTTATATCTGTAATTTCTACTGAAGAAGCAAATCTTCCTGTTCTATACTCTAACGCTGGGCTTCCCATATTTTTTACAACTACATCTGAAATTCGTTGATTCATTAAAGCCATTAATCGTAAAGGCTCCGAAGCAGGCCCGCGCTCTATCTTAGAGTTTCTTGCGGTTATCTTTTTTCTGCTGCCTGTTCTTAAACTACCTGCTTTTATAGATTTAGGCTTATTAGTATTTTTAATTTTAGAGTTTTTGTTTTTTGGATTTTCAACTCTGTATTTTACTGCTTTTGCACCTTTTTTCTTTAAAGGTTCTATTATTTGTTCGTTAATAAAGTTTTGAGTTAATCTTTGATCAAAAGGCTGACTACTTTCGCCTTCTGCAAATTGAACTCCTTTAAGCTCAAGTTCAGCTTCTAAAGCATTTTCTATCGCGGGCCGTAAAGCTTTCCAGTCTGTAGATTCTTGTCCGGGTGCATTTGCAAGAGTTTGTCCTATTCTACCAGAAACTTGAATACCTCTTTTAGTGTAGCTATCATTTAGTTTCCAATCAAACTCTACTTGATCTAGCATTCTTTCTATAATTTTTAGTGCCGCGTCTCTTGCAGCACTGTCCCCCGAAGGAGTTAGATTACTTAAATCTTTTAGTATCTGAGTACCAACAGTTCTTCCAACATGTAAGAACTGAGTTCTTCTAGTAAAACTTTTTCTTGCGCGTCCTTTTACTAAATTTTTAAATAATGTATCAGCAGAGTTAGTCTCTAAAATATTTAAAATTGTTGTTTTTACTTTTATAGCTTGGTTTGATGGTTGTAATACTTGAATTTCGCCATTTACCATGGCTGCTTGGTAAGTAACTTCTGTAACCTGTTTATTATACTCTGCTATAAAATTCTTAAATATAAACTGTGCTATTTGACGAGCTTCTGACCGTAGCTTAGACATACTTTCTGTATTTCTATTTGCAACATTTTCTGCCGCTGCAGCTCTACTAATATCTTCCGCATTTGTAGAAACAAGTCTTTTCTTTTCTGCAGTTACAGACTTTGACATTCTAATTGCAACATAATTGTACATTAGAATATTATAAATGTCATCGACACTTATACCAATTAAGTGCAAGCCTGCACTATCTACTCGTTGTCTTGCTTTTTTATTAATAGTGCGCTTTCTTGCACTCCCATAGGCTTCTAGTAATAATTTGTCGATTAATTTAGATGCCATTAAAAGTTTTTATACATATCAAGTACTCGCTTAATATGGTCTGGGAACGCAACGCTATCTCGTACACTTGATGTGCTTTGGTTCTGTATGCTCGCTCCGCCAAGAGTTCTTCGTTCTTTATGCTCATCCTTCAAGTAGTATGTAATCAAATCTACTACTGCAAGTTTTAAGTCTGACGGACACGCAGAATATCCTGCTGTATATGTAACTTTTACTGCTCCCGCACCACGGGGCCAGTGCTTATAGGTAGATCCCGTTACATACAGTACACTATCCGTCGTCGTGTCTAGATAATATTCTGTAGTTGGCACGGTGGTGTAACTTTCTGTAACGGAATCTCTTTTTTCTACTGAAACAATTGTATTGACTGGAGACTCTGTAAGTTGTACAATATGAGTATGCCAATCAATATTAAAAGTTTCTATTTTATTTGTTGAGTAAAAATCAATAATAGAATTACCACAATAAGTTTTTACTAATTGACTCACTGAAGGTACTAAAGTAGCAAGACGCAAGTCTTCTTTAGGACTTGCAATTCCTTCTGCTTCTTTATATTCTGCAAGAGTAATTAAATCTGCCATAATAAATCAATTAGTAAAAACTTGGGGAGGAGAACCTCCCCAGTTTATTTAACTAGCTATTAAGCTACTGAGTCGATCTTAATGCAAGGCTGATCTGCTGAAGCACCAGCTACAAGCTGTTCGAAACCAAGTGATTGAGTAGCAACGATTACTCGACGCTGATTCATCACTTCGTAGTCTTGCTCAACTGTAACACCGCGCAATCGTGGCATTACATAGTTACGAGT